CGACAAGGAAGTGCAGGAAATTGCCCTAGTTGGCGAACAGGACATGAGCGACCTCGTAACCACGCAGGGACGCACTCGTATCATGATGGAGTTCAAGATCGCGCACTCTGAATGAGTGCCTGAATAAGTAATGGCGAGGCCCGCTTGTTGGGCTGAGTCCAATAAGAAGGAGCCAATAATGGCCGCAAACGGAATCAATACAGCGGGCACCAAGCTCGAAATCAACAACACTGGCTCTACCTACATTCAGGTAAAGGGCTTTACCAGCTTCAGCGGCATGGGCGGCGGTTCTGCTGCCGTGATCGACACCACGGACTTTGATAGCGCGGCCAAGGAAAAGGCAATGGGCCTTCCTGACGAGGGCCAGGTTTCCGTCGGCCTGATCTTTATCGCAGCGGATGCCGGTCAGCTTGCAATGCGTACCGCGCGCAATACCCGCGCAGCTACCAAGTTCCGCATCACCCTCGCAAACGGCACCAAGTTCGACTTCACCGCTTTTGTTCTCACGTTTGAGCGTGGCGCAGAGCAGGATGACGTTGTGAAGGTTTCCAGCAATCTGGAAGTGACCGGCGCAATGGCTGAAACGGCTGCTGCCTAATGGTAACGCTGCTCAGTCGTTCCGCATTGCTATCGGCTAAGCTGCCGCACCGCGACGTTGCCGTTCCAGAAATGGGCGCAGGCGTCGCGGTTCGCGTCCAGCAGATGAGCGTGAACACTCGCGCTGCCTATCTGGAGCGCATCCGCCAAAACCAGCAAGCGCACCTTGATTACGAGGACGACCAGTTTTTGCCGGAAGCGGATCGCAAGGGCGTCGAGAAGCCAGTCGACCTAGATATTGGCATTCTCACGATCATTCACAGCCTTGTGGACCAAGATAGCAAGACGCTGTTCGCTGAGGCTGACATGCCTCTGTTCAACGAATGGTCGCAGAACGCGGTGGTCCGCATCTATGAGGCCTGCATCGAGATCAACAATTATGACAAGTCGATGGGCAAACTCGTGGAGTCCGAAAAAAAAGGCTGAGAACGGACCCCTATCGTCGTTTCCAATTCCGCTTGGCGATGGGTCTGGGAAAAACCCTCTCGGAAATTGAGCATGTTGACGCCGACGAAATGGTTGGCTGGATGGCATTTTGGCAACTGGAGCCGTGGGGCTGTCCAGCCGAAGATCATCGCGCAGAACTCGGCCTAAACCTCCTCTACGCCATCAACAGCAAGGCAAACGCCAAAATCCCCCTGTTCATCGATCGCGACCCCGAGGGCCGCGTCAGAGCCGATCCAACCCCAGAGCAGTTGGATGACAGCATCATCGACTTCTTCCTTGGTAAAACGATCAAGGTGGAAGCCGTTGAGAAAGTTTCTGCTCTTCCCTCACCGCCGAATAAGACACGGAAAACCCGCAAGGACAAAGGCATAAAGCGCGGTCCGCGCAGCCAGTCAGTGCCCGCAGCTAAGTAATCGACACTTAGAGCGCGGGAGTACCAATGGCTCAACAGATTGCATCACTTTACGCCAGTATGAGCCTGAACAGCGCCGCTTTTATCAGCGGACTTGAGCGCGCAACCAAGGCTACCAACCGCGCCAGCAGCGCAATTGAAACTGGCATGAACCGCGCGTCCATTGCCATTAAGGGTTTCGCTGCTGCCTTTGTTGCCGACAAGGCAATCGACGGCGCGCAAAAATACCTAGCAATGGCGGACGCTTCCAAAAAGATGGAAGCGCAGATGAAGCTGGCTACCGCGCAGTTTGGTAATCAGGGCACGGCAATGCGCGATGTCACGAAGATCGCGACCGAAACGCGCAGCAGCATCAGCGGCATCAGCGATCTGTATGCCAAGTTCATGCCCACCACGAAGGAGTTGGGCAAAAGCCAGCTTGATAACGCTCGCGCGGTCGAGACATTCAGCAAGGCCATGAAGGTCAGCGGTGCAGATACCGCCTCGCAGATGTCCGCCACGTTGCAGATGGGTCAGGCACTTTCGGGCACCAACGTACAGTGGGAAGAGCTTGGCGCCATCATGGACGCCAGCCCGCGTCTCACGCGCTTGTTCACGGAAAGTCTCGGCGTCACTCGCGGCGAACTGAAAAAGATGGCCGAAGACGGCAAGCTGACCAGTCAGATGCTCTACGATGCGCTGACGAACAAGAAAATGACCACGCAGATCGATGCGGAATTCAAGGAACTTCCAAAGACTTGGGAAGAGAGCAAGACACTCATCGAGAACGGCCTAACGGCTCTCGTTGGTGCGTTCGACCGTGGCGCTGGCATCAGCGATGGTCTCGTCGATGCGATGGGCGAAGGCTCCGATGCAATGGACGTTCTCGCCCGTGAGGCGGAAAATGCCGGCATTGAAATCCGCGCGCAGTTCGCCGGTCTCCATGATGCGTTCAATCCAATGGGTGACGGCGCCGCAACGGTGTTCGATCTGATCCGCAAGGATGCAGATTATACACGCGAAACGCTCGGCAACCTGCTCCGCTTTATCGACAAGGTGCATAACGCGTACGCCGCGATGGATAATTGGGGCACCAAGATTGAGAACGGCACCAAGCGCGTTCTGAATAAGGCCATCGACCGCGCTGGCGGTGGGCAGCACTTCGAAGAAAAGCCGCTTATCGCTGATTGGAACATGGGTGGCGACTACGACAAGGGATACCAGAAAGCCCGTCGTGGGGCACTTCGCAACCGTTTGATCCGTGGCATTCGGATGAATGGCGGCGACAAGTACAAGACCTTTTCCGGCAAGGGTCAGACTGACGAACAGCTTATCGCTACCAGTCGCGGCGTTCAGGCCGATGTTGCAGCGGGTCGGACTGTCGTTCGTGGCACCGGTCGTAGCACGCTCAAGCCACCAGCCGGTAAGGGCAAGGGCAAAGGCGGTTCGGGGAAGAGCGCAGCCGAAAAGGCCCAGCACGAAGCAGAACGTCAGGCCGAAAAGGATCGCAAGGATCTGGAGGCTTTCACCAGCGACAAGAACCGTAGCCAACGCGAGGAACTGGACAGTGCCGCCGCTCTGGCCAGCACCGCCACCCAGCGATTTGAATTTGAGCGCCAGTCGCTTGAGCAAGACCGCAAATCGCGCATGGACCAGATCGACAAGGACGGTCCCAAAGGTAGCAAACGATATACCCAGGCCCAGGTCGAAGAACTCAAGGCCATTGAGGAGCGCATCACCGCCAACAAGCGGCAGGCAATCAACCTTCAAGAAGCGGAGTTTACTCAGCAGGAGGAGTTGAAGCTAAAAAGCGCCAGCATCGCAAACGCCGAAGAGCTGCTTCAACTCGACTCCAATTTGGCGCGAACCGCGAAGGATCGTCGTGCAACGGAAAGCCGCCTGCTCGATCTTCGTATGCAGCAGGAAGAGTTGGCCCTTGATGCCATCGTGGCCAGTCGCGACAGCACGGAAGCCGAAAAGGAAATTGCGCGTCGTCGTCTCGCCCTCCTCCCCCTTCTACGTGATCGGGAGCAGAAGTCGGTTGACCGTCAGACAATGGGGCCGATGGCAAATTACCTCGATGCCATCCCCCGCACGGCCAACGAAATCAATGAGAGTCTTGAGAACGTTCAGGTGCAGGGGCTGGAAAGCCTACAGAGCGGGCTCATGGATGCCATCAAAGGTGTTGGCTCGCTCAGCGATGCGTTTGGAAACATGGCCGATGCGGTAATCGACGGACTGCTGAAAATTGCTCTGCAGCAGATGCTTATCAAGCCGCTGGGCGACCTGCTGTTCGGCGCATCCGGCGGAGGAGGCGCCGGTGGCCTGTTTGGTTCGCTTGTGTCGGGAATTACAGGCGCGCTTGGCGGCAACAAGGGCGTCACCGGCAAAGCCAACGGCGGCATGGGCAATCGCGGTCGATATCTCGTCGGCGAACATGGCCCTGAACATATCGACGTTGGCGGCCCCTTCCACGTCACCCCCAATCACAAGTTGGACAATGTGCGCGGTGGAAACTCGCCGTCCATGAACGTGACGTTTGGCGCGATCACCAGCAACGATCCAGCGGCGGTGAAGGCCATGGCAACGCAGGCAGTCGCGGAGATGATGCCCCTGATCAATCAGAACGCGGCAAACCACACCCTGAGCAAGTTGCAACGGCCGAGGATGTAAACTCGACGTCCCAGTAAATCCAAGTTTCAATTGAAGAGTTTTTGTAATTTTCTGTGATTCATATTGGTTTGCGACTTTAAGTTGCTCTGATATTTTGGTTTTGCGGATGTTTATCGGACTGTGAACCCGCGTGTGCTTATGTTTTTAACAGGAGCGGGCTAATGGAAATCAAGGTCGACATCGCGGGTATGTATTATGGCCGCATGGTAGTACTCGATGATCGTTCAAGTGACGATGATCCATATACGGTCAGAGATGCGTTGATTGCC